GCGTTGTGGAACCAGGAGTCGGGCTGGAGCCAGTTCGCTTACAACGCCGGTTCTGGTGCGACTGGTATTCCGCAGGCACTTCCCTTTACGAAGATGCCTCGTGCAGCATGGTTGCCATTCCAAGGTGGTAGTGCTAACGTTCGTGCACAGGAATCGTGGGGCATCAACTACATCAGTGGCAGGTACGGCAACCCTGCCAACGCGTGGGCGCACGAGCTGGGCTTCAACTGGTACGGTAACGGGCTGAATGCCGTTGTTAGTAGGCCTACCATGATAGGCGTAGGCGAACATGGTGCCGAGCACGTGCAGGTAACACCGCTAGGTAAGGGTGGTCATGGTCCAACCCAGAATTTCTTCATTACGACAAACGAGATTAATCCGCGCATGCATGCTGCGCAGTTGGGCTTTGAGTTGGCAAGGAGGTCCGGCTAATGCCGCCAGTTGGAATGACTCCATACACTTGGGCGTTTGGAGAAGCGGGCACCATCCTGAACACGGATAGCATAGGCCTACCCTTTGTCGACGTGACCTCGGTGTCAGGTCTTGACACTGCACCACTGCGGACTAACACAGACGAGCATCAGGGTACGGATGGCACGTATGTAGATACGCCCTACATGTCCATGCGTACGATTGTCGTATCGGGAACGTTGTATACCGATCCCAGTGACCCTGACTCGCTACTAGACTCTTTGCGCACGGACTACGAGTCTAATGTAGTTCGACCGTTTTACTTCCAGTTGCCTAACAAGACTCTGCGCTATGTGAACTGCCAAGGTGGCGGACTGCAATACAACATTGATCAGAGTCGACGTATAGGATCGACACCCGTACAGTTTACGGTGCTTGCCGGAGACCCATACATTTACGACTATCCTGCCCAACAGGCGATTGCACAGATATCATCTGCTGCAGGCATTGGGATAGGGTTCAACGTCGCATTTAACACGGGTTTTGGTGGACCTATTACAACGTTCCCTGTAGCTATCAGCAATCACGGGACGCATACCGCTTACCCTGTAATAACGCTCTTTGGTCCTATGACGAACCCTGTGTTGGTCGACGCTGTAAGCGGTATTACCATGGCTCTTTCGATAACGTTGTCTTCGGGCGATACACTAGTCGTTGATTGTAGAAACAAGTCCGTAGTACTTAACGGGACGGCCAGCAGACGAAGTGCACTTACGGGTCTCTCCTGGTTTGCTGTTCCAGCCGGAGGTTCGGCTACGATCACGTTGGGGGCTGTTAGTGGTACAGGAACAGCATCCGTCCTACTTAACAACACGTACTACTAGGAGGAGAAATGGCTCCAATACAGCCCGCAGCCTGGTGTCAGGGAAGAGCTGACCACCCTGCACAGATCTTCAGAATGGCTATGGCTGGCGCTGTAGGAGGCCCTGTGGCTCCGGGAGCTGGGGCGCTCCTGGGAGGCGTCAACTCCATGTTCGGCGGCGTGATGGCCGTTACTGGCACTAGCGGTATGTCTGTGAACGTAAATACCGGTCTAGTGTATATGCCAAACAGCTCTGCCTTCGGTGGTATGTATGCAGGATACAACTCCGCTTCGTATAACGTAGTTGTGCCAGCATCGAACAGCTCGCAGTGGCGTCGCGATTACATTGCAGCCGTTATGACCGATGTCGGAACGTCAGGTGCTGCTTGGGATGTAGTCGATGTAGCAGGTACGTTCTCAGGCTCGGCTCCCGGTACACTACCTTCGCTACCTGCTAACTCCGTACCCCTAGCTATAGTCAACGTCGTTCCGAACATGACCGTTACTAGTGGTGGCGGTACCGTTCAGGATGCGCGGCAGTATCAGCCTCTGCCCGGACCTTGGCCTACCACATCTGCTAACAAGCCGCCGCTATCGGCGCCCGAAGGTACGCTGTGGATAGAGACTGATACGAACCTGCTAGGCTGTATCATCGCTGGCGCTTACTACTACGTGCCATTGTCGCCGACGAACATAAGCTGGTTCGGACCTGCTTCGTCAGCTATGAGGACGACTAACTCACCTCTAGTTATTGGTGCTACGCCTGCAGCAGACAGTGTGCTCACCGTGCCGTTGGTCGCAAACGGTGGTTACGAGTTTCGCATACACGTCATCTTCTCCGGCACCATCGCGGGCGGCTTCAAGTGCGCCCTTACCGCGCCTGCAGGGGCAACAGGATGGTGGGGCGGCTCGTGGGACACGACCGGTGGCGGCTCGTTCCTTTCTTCACCTGCAGCCATTACCGGTTCCTTTACACAGACGATCGGGTCGAACGGTGGCCTTTACTCGCTCAGGCTGAGCGGTTCGATCGTTACTACGGGCACGGCAGGTAACCTGACGATTAACTATTCCGAGAATGGTACCTCAACGGGTGCCTCACTCAAGGCTGGCTCACTAATAGTAGCTGACAGGCGGATCTGATCTCTTATGACTGCCCAGTATACCTATCTAGCCACGGACCTTGTCACAGGCACGGTCCTTGGCGAGTTGCCAGTTAACAACGTCTCGTTGGACTGCCAACTGAATAGTGCTGGGAACATGTCTGCTGGAGGTAAGCTAGACGATCCGCGAATCGACAATAGCGAATTCATAAGCCGAACCGTTCCTGGTAGGACAGCGTTTTGGGCCTACCGGGAAAACACGATCGTGTGGGGCGGTATCGTCCTAAGCCGCGAGTACCAGTCTAATGGCAAGTCAATGACACTGACTGGTCAAACGTTCGAGTGTTATGCAGCTAGACGCTTTCCACGTTCCGTTTTGGGAACTGCTTCTCTGAACGTCTCTATGGGACAAGCTGCAATGATCAACTACCTCTGGCAACAGCTTCAGTCTGTTACTCATGGTTCTATTGGTGTATTGCCAGCAGGTATACCTCCTGTTGACCCTACGACGTCTCTGACAATCAACGGCTATGATCTATCGGCCTCGTACAACGACCTCATTACTTCTGTCACACAGCTTACATCTGGTCCAGACTGGACTATAGCTTGGACAGAAGATACTAACGGCCTACCTCTCAAGCAGCTAGTTGTAGGTAATCCGATTGGCAGTTCCGTAGGCATGACCAACTTGGTTGTCGACTATCCCGGACCAGTTAAGGACTACGTATTTACAGAGAACGCGTCTTCTGGAGCTGACCAGTGGTGGGCAGTTGGAGATGGCACTGGCGCTGCCGCTGTCGTTGGACAGGCAACAAACAGCGGAGACCTTGTCGGAGGTTATCCGCTATGGGAAGGAGTTAATAACTACTCCGGAGTGACGGATCAGACCACTATCAACAACCACGCCGCGTCGGACCTCATGACGTTCCCTATACCGCTCACTACACATGTTGCCGAGCTAGTAGGAAGCGCGTTTCCCATGTTTGGGTCTTATTCCATGGGAGACTATGCCGTGTTCAATGTGACTGATCCACGCTTCCCAGGTGGCACGACTTTCAAAGTACGTGTGATAGGCTGGTCTATTCAACCTCCCGACGAAGCTCAAGGCACAGAGACGATATCCCTTGTCTTTGACGAGCCTACGGGAGGTGCCTGATGTCTGCTAACAAGTATCCTTTTGCTAGGCCATTTGACTTTGTTCGTGTAGTTCAGGGTATGCAAGACGCGATCGCTACTCTGCAGGTAAAAGCCTCTCCTACACAGGTCGTTTCCTATCCTGCAGATACAACTCAGCTTACCTGCACATTGGCAACGAACACGCCTGTAACTAAGGACTGGCCTATCGTTGCTAATGATGCAAAGGTAGGAACTAGATACCAGCTTACTTCGTGGGGTTTTGGAACTTGGGGAAGTACTGCGCAGAACCTTAACCCCTACGTGGCGATAGACGACACTCCTGTAAACACTGGCACTCACGGTCAAGTTGCTGCTGCAGCTTTCGCTGCCAATACGGTAGTCAACTGGACCAACGTAATTGAGATCTTGGTTACTGTTGCAGGCAATCCGGGAGCTTTCCAATATAACCAGTCGTTTACAATTTCCAGGAACACTGCTGTCATTCCTAGCTTGGCACTCGTTGCAAATATAGGACCGACAACTGCAGACACAGCTATCGACTGGACAGTAGCGCACACATTGGGTATGGGTGCGTTCTGGACTGCCACAGTTGGAGCGCCTACCATCACTTGCACAGGTTCGGCGCTGGTCAGGATGGGACCATGAGGGCGAGGTACGTAGTATGTCAGTGGGCGACGTCGTATCGCTACTGGGCCAAGGTATCAGTGGTGTCGTCGCGATAGCAATGCTAGCACTATTCATTACTGGTCAGATCGTTCCGAAGAGCCGTGTAGATGAGATCAAAGAGGATAGAGACGACTATAGGCGGGCTCTCGAAGCGGAACGCCAGATCAGTAACATGCATCTTCAGACAAGTCTGGTTGTCAAGGACGTAATGCAGAGTCTCCGTAAGGAGCTAGAGCCTTGAGTATACTGAGACTGGGATGGCGAAGAAGGATGAAGAGCCATGTACCTACAGTGGCGCGGAGAGAGCGTGAACTATCGGAGCGAAGACTCTCCGACGCAAGGGACTTGAAGAGGACGTTCGACGAGATGATCGTTCAGAATCATGTCACAGAGCTAATCTCTTCACTGGTAGCGGGGAAACGGAGTAAGGGGTGACACAGACTCAGCTGCTCGCTGACTTGATCGACGATGCAATAGCAGTGGCGTTTCCCATAGCCATGTTGTTTCCACTTATCGGACTACCTAAAATCAAGTTCGGACCCCTGCCGCTACAGGGCTTCTGGCCTTGGTACAGGTCCTCTTGGGGATGGAACCTCGTCGTATTTGACCTGGTGATAGGTATCGCTGTGTTGCCCGCATGGTTGCACAGGGTACTAGGGTTGAACCCCGAGACCTTGTACTTCGAGTGGATCGAGGTCATCGCACTCTGGGCAGTACCTATCAGTATCGTATGGCGTGCTCTCCTAATCTGGAGGGTACAAAGGAACGTAGACGTGAAGGAGGAAGAGAATGCTACTACCGGATTTTAGTGAGTGGCAGCCCAATGTGAACATGGCGGGTGTCAGAAAGCAGACACCTGCCCTGATCCTACGTGTCGGTTACGGGCACGATCACAAGGACTTGCAGATCGATAGGTACAGGCCACAGGCTGTGCAGAACGGCTTCGGATGGACAGGCCTCTACCAGTACGCGCGTGCCGATCAGGACATAACGGCTCAGGCCGAAATGTTCTGTTCATGGGTCGGCAGGCTTACCGTGGGAGAGATCCCGATACTCGACCTCGAGGAAGGTTCAGGTGATCAGACGGCAAGGGCGAACGCCTGGTTCAACGTCGTCGATGACCACTTCGCCCTGACACCGCTTCCGGTCAACGAACGATCGTGGCTCTACTCAGGTGCGAACTTCGCAACCAACAACCTGGAGAGCATCTTCAACTCGGATCGCCACACCTGGGTCGCATCTTATGGGGCGACCGAGCCAGCGAATCCGCACACCCTGTGGCAGAGCACTAACGGTGCTGTCGGCGTCAACCGTGTGTCGTGGGCAGGTGCAGGGTACTGCGACACGAGCACGACGCGCTACACGATCGATCAACTAGCAGCCACAGGGTGGCACCCGAGCAAGATACAGCCGCCACCTCCGACCAGCCTGACGTGGGCTATGTGGCCCTCGACGGTCACGCTCAAGCTCGGCATGAAGGGTACCGACGTCGCAGTGTGCCAGACGGCACTACGTAACTCCGGCCTCATAGGAGTGCGTGGTATCGCCGTCGACAACGCTTTCGGACTGCAGACTCAGACGGCAGTTCGCAACTTCCAGGAGATCAAGGGTCTCACGATCGACGGCATCGCAGGACCGCAAACTCGTAGGGCTCTGATGGCCCTCGGTCCGCTGTAGACCTCTGGCAAGCTCCCCCGCCAGAGTGAGGGGTCCCGTTCGGCCTAGACGGATGCGTGCGGCTGTGTCTGTCCTCCCTGCCGGGCGGGACTTCTCTGTTACCTGAAACGAAGAAGCATCGTCATCCGAATCCTAGGGTACTTCTGCTGAGTGGATAGGAAGAAGACCATGTGCTTGCGGGCCGCATTGGCATCTTTCCATCTCTTGTAGGGCTTCAGTACTAGGCCGAGCCTCTCCAGCTTTTGGCCTGCGTCATCGAATCCGAACGCTTGACTAGCTCCTTGCATGACTAGAACAATGCGTTCTGTCTGTGCGTACTCCTTGCAGACGCCTATGTACTCGCAGGAGATTAGCAACGCGAAGTCGTTGTTTCGGTTCTCGAAGCGTTCGACGATGAGTATGTCAGGACGCTCTTTCCTCAGTAGGGCACGTAGCTCCTTGTGATGGTTATCTCCTTCCAACTGGCCAGCGTCTTCGAAGCAGTCTTGTATCGTCTTACCGTGCCATCTCACGTCACCTGTCGAGTCGTAAGTCTCTACTTCGAACGTGCACCAGCCAGTGGTTCCACCTGGGTCTATGGCGATCGCCTTCACTTGTACCCCACGCTTTCTATTTCTGGAGCTAACAGATTCTAATTGAGTCTAAGCTAGGACTTTTAGCTTGCGCGTAAAGGTGCTTAAGCCGCGGGTTCCAGCGATTAGACTTTATAGAATCGCGTCTAACTAAGGAGTCTATAGTTTGTGCTTCACAGCGTAGCGATTTGGGTCTCCAGGCTCTTGCGTTCTTCTTCTAGGATTTCGAGCTGCTCTCGGTGGTCCTGAATGAGAGCGTTGATTTCGGCCAGTCGAGCCCTAGGCGACTTCTTGTCGCTCCTGGTCTTGACGGAGATGTTATCGGGATGAAGGTTAGACCTATCGCCGTCTACGAACGTTGCTCGTTCACCTTCGCGCAGCCTACGACCTAGCTTTTCCTCTGCGACCAGAATGTGAACAGCTATCCAACCCCGTTCTAGAACCTTCTCGTAGGTGTATCCGTTCCCGTTGGTGAAACGGTCTCCTATGACTGCTATACGACCTCTTGCCATAACAGGCGAGGGCGCCCCCTGATCGAGAGCGCCCTCTTCACCTCCCTGTGGATTACGCGGTAGTGGTAACGACCGCCGACGTAGCGTCCTGGGAAGCGATGTCCCAGGTCCTGTTGCCGTCGTCGCTCGCGTGAACGGTGAACGTGTCCGTCGCGGGACCAGTGGACACCTGGAACGTCGCCGAGGCCGAGGTCTCCTCGTTGTTCTGGTTCGTCACTGATACTGACAGGCTGAACGTAGCCGTCTGAACCACCTCCCCTGATTCCCAGGTAACCGTTGCCGTGATCGTGTCGCCGGGAGCGTAGACGCTCTTGTCGAACACGATCTGGACGTTGGCTGCTGCTGCCATGGCGTGAATCCCTACCTTCTCTTCCAACCACCTGAATGGATGATGGCGACCAAGAGGCATTACATTACTCCCCAGTTATCGCCGGTTGTGATATCGACGGCGAACTTGACATAGTCGCCGACGACCCGCCTTGCAGCTTCTAGCATGTAGTACTGCAAGAGGTCTTTGACTCGTTCCACGTTGTCCTTGTGCGACTCAACAAGGATGCTGTCGTGAACGATGTTGCGAATCCATCCGACACCCTTGAGGGCTGGACGGAGGTTCGTAAGCGCGTCGAGACAGATATCAGAAGATGTTGACTGGGGAAGGAACGCCAGAGCCTCATTGAGTATGTCCTTCTTGTTCTCGTTGGTAATGAGCCAGAACCGACGATGGCGACCGAAAGGTGTAACGAGATCATCTCCTGCGAGGACATGACGTCGTGTCTCTTCTCGGAACTCGACGATGTTCGGTATGACCTTGAAGAACTCACGCATGCCACGAGCTGCCTCAGCCACAGGGATGCCGAACTCGGTAGCAATGCTCTTTGCCTCTCGACCGTACCCGATACCGTAGACGTAGGCCTTGACTCGGATCCTTAGTTCCTTGCGTGCAGCCTTGTCAAGTCCTGAAACATTTCCGTAGAGAACCGGGGTGATTTCGTCGAAGATGTCCCGAGTGGGATCATTGAATATGTCCCGAAAATAAGGCTCTTGAGCCAGCCATGTGAAGACACGTAGTTCTGCCTGTTTGTAATCAGCCTGAACGAACAGGTGGTCGGATTGAACAGGTACGAACTGCCTGCGTAGGGTTTCCCCTCGAGTGACGTTCTGTAGGTTAGGGTTACGACAACTTGGACGACCCGTCGTCGTCCCATGTAGAAGGAAGGTCGGAAACACACGCCCTCGATACACACGCTTACGTATACCCTTGACATAGGTGCCATACGACTTGGCATCCTTCCGATGTTCTAGTAGGGTTGTGAGGAAGTCGCCGGCATCTCCACTTGCCCTTTCCAGCAGAGACTGGAGAGCGTCTACGTCGGTAGTCTTGCTAACTCCTCCGGCTTGGTTCCGCTTGGTGGGGACTCGGAATCCAAATGCCTCGAGGACAGAGACAACTTGCTTCGGTGAGCGGGGATTGAAGTCGGGTCTCTTGGCAACGGTTGCCAGATCCTGTTCAAGAACCCGAAGCGACGCTTCAAACCTCTGCCTGAGCTCGTCGTTGTAGCCCAGGTCCACGCCGATACCGTTGAGCTCCACATACATGAGTTGTTGGGATGCACGGCAAAGAAAATCGTGTAGTGCACGCAGCCCAGGCTGCTCATCGAGTAGCTGGCTCTGCAGAAGGAACAGCTCGTACGTGGCAGCGCAGTCGTAGGCGTTATACTTGTACAGTATGTCACGTGGTATTGAACCGTACCCGTGGCCCGGGCGAACGTAGCGCTTGATCTCGTCGTCATATCTTGGAGCACCGAGTCGTTCTACTGCCTGGTATTTAAGTCCGTGGACGCCCTGTCTCTCGTCAAGACAATAACTAGCGAGCATTGTGTCGAACCAGAGATCGATATCTCGCATGCCTTTGGAATAAAGCCCTGCAAGATCGAACTTGCCATTCTGAGCAATGACGCGACGGTGTTCGCGTAGATATTTACCGAGCTCGGCGCGGACATCGCTGTCTCGTAGGGCACGTTCGCCGAACACACACACCTTTCGCCGTTCGTATCCGATGCCCACACAGAGAAGTGTGTGACGTGTCGGGTGTTCGAACGATATGTCTTTATCGATATCTGACTCGATATCAACTGTGATCGGAAGGGTTCGTCGTGTGAGTTCAGCCAGTCCATCATGAGCGCTTCTGGCGTCATCGAGTACGACGAACTCTGGCTCTTGCCATTCACTGGTCAGTCCTTTGACTTTGGCGAAGTCGTTGACAATGGAGGGGAAATAGAGGTCCCCTTTAGGACGAAGGCAGGCGGCAGGGTGGAACGTCGGTATGACCTGATACGCAGCTCCCTGTGGACGCCTTGGCGGTCCAACGCGAAGCTTCGTGATTCCATCCTTGCCTCCCAACAAGGCATGAGAGGCAGAGTTACCCAGAGCCACCACGCTTCGTACATTCGACTCTTGTAGCTCCGCCAGTAGACGGGGCCCACATGCCGAGATCGAGCTTGCGGAAGGTGTTGCATTGTTGAGAGGCCGACAGCTGCAAGCATTCGTGAGGAGAGTTGCTGCTCGATCGATGTGGTAATGCTGGAGCACTTTGTCCAGAAGCTTTCCGGATACTCCCATGAAAGGGATTCCCAGACGTGCTTCATTAGCTCCTGGAGCTTCGCCAACCACTGCGATGCCATTTCCTGGAGCTGCCGGCATAGCGCTTGGAACGTACTTGCCTGTGTCACGAAGGTCACATCTTTCACATTCTGCAAGTGGATGCTTGCGCTCAGGCATGCGCCCACCTGTCCAACACGTCTATGTTGTCCATGGTTACTCCCCTGTCGAAGCGGAAGGCCGGAAGCTGGAAGTAGTTCAGCGGCCGTTCTAGCGACATGTTGTCATGCTCGAGGCTCGCGCTTCTCGTTCCCCATACGAACGGTGCGTCTGTATCGATTGACCTCACGCGCCCAGACAGCATGACTAGCTCGTTGAAGTTCTCATGGTGAATACCCGTACGTGCGAAGCCTAGCAGGTGTACAGGATTGCGCGGTGCCATCACCTGGAGCCAGTCAGCGATGTTCACGCGCATATCTGGATCGCTTGAACCTTCAGCTAGCCTACGCGGTATGCCGTAGGTGAAGACTCCTCCGCGACCGAAGTGCTTCTGCTCTAGGTATATTGCACTTGTGATGAACTTCGCTATGTCGTCTACGGTAGGCGTCTGAGCTACGATCATCAAGCCTGGAGTCTTGTCTTCGAATTTCATGGAACAGTACACTTCGAGGAACTCGTCCACTAGGGAAAGCGTCTTCTCGCCATCACCGCGAACGTCAGGCATGACGATCTCGTCTACGTCATACTGGATAGCGAGTTCGATTAGCCCTTCGTACGACATGGCGTTGCCCTCGAACATGCCGTTGTCGAGGATCGTGAAGCACTGATCGTCCTTAGGATAGGCCCTTCGGTACGCATTGTGCTTGAGGCACTCGGGCAGGAGCATGCGATACTTTCGCCCCTCTAGAACGTGTAGCATGCTGTAGGGCGGAATCAGTGCTACTTCCATGTCGCTCTCCTTTGGGTGGGGTGGTGCCTGACCTGCGAACCCTCGTGTGTGTGCACCCTTACCGGGTTGTCGACCCCCACGTACTTACTGCTTGGGTTGGTTGGGAATGAGGACGACGCCGAGAGCTCCTAGCCCTGCAGTGACAGCTGCAAACCAGTGCTGCGAGCCGTAGTACGGTTGTAGTGCTGTGACGACGGCTGCAGCGGTAACGACGATACCTTTCGAGTACTGGCCGATGCTGTTCCAAAAGCCAGTCTTGGTAGGTTGTACGGGTGTAATGGTAGTCATTTGTTGCTCACGTTCCTCGTGAAGAAGTGCCACATGAGACCGGCGAAGACAGCTATCCATGCGCCGACGATGAACGGGCCGATGACCTCATCGAAGATCCAGTCGCGCATGCGACCTGACATCGTTTCGGTTCCGGCGATGCTTGCGTGTATGTCGAAGATGGCTACGAAGGCGATAACGAGTATGGCTATACCGAGCCACGCCCAACCCGGATTCCAGTACTCATGCTGTTTAGCTGCCACTCATGAACTCCTTCGTAGGTACGAACCCATGTGCGTCTGCAGCAGGGTGTCTTGCAGTGATTTCGGCTAGTGACTGCCGAAGCATGTAGAGCTTGATGTAGGTGAAGCGAGCGTAGTTGCTAAGGTCGATGACTTCTGCCATCGCCTCGTCGAGCGTGTCGACACTCAGGAACTTCGTAGACCCGTACTGAACTTCACCCTTCTCCAGACGGGCCTGACACTGGTCCCGAAACTCCTGATCCGCTGCTGCCAGCATCTGTAGGATCTGGCTCGAAGCGTCCGAAGTTGACTGCTCGCTTGGCATGATAGGCTGCCTCCATATCGACTCCGAGTATTGCGAATACGTCACACAGGTAAACGAAAGCGTCTGTCGCTTCCTCTACCATCTTCGGGTGAAGGTCACGATGATCGTGCGTTCCTCGTTCGACCTTCTTGACCAGGTTGGCCAACTCGCCTACTTCACCGCACAGTGCGAGGACAGTGAATGGCAAGTCGAACGCCGTATCTGGGAACCAGGCCACCGAGTCCCTCTGACACTGGGCGACTATCTCTTGCAGCGTCACTGGATCGCCGCCAGGAACTCCGCTTTCGCGGTTCGTGAGTGATCCGCGAAGACGCCTCTCATAGCTGCGGTACGGGTCGTACTCCCGTTTGATCGCGCCCCTCGGATCGACATACATGTGTGCGTTGCCTCCATCACTACGGCGACACCAAGTGGCATCACGTTCTTGTCGAAGGTGTCTGCGATGCGTGAGGTGAGCTCCTCTTGGACGTTAAGTCGTGCCGACTCGTGTGCTATGAGCCGTGCGACCTTACTGATACCGAGGATCTTACCGTTCGGGATGTACCCCAGATGCGCCTTGCCGACGAACGGTAGAACGTGGTGCGCGCACAGTGTTGCGAAGTGCACGTCCCTAACTACTACCATCTCGTCGGCATCGGAAGCGAACATTGTGAACTTGAACGGCTCGCTTGTCGTCATCTCTCGCAGCGCCTTGACGAAGCGTGCCGGTGTGTCTCGCTCCTGTGGATCGCTCGTGTGGAGTCCCGTGCACGCCATGAGAAGGAACTCGGCGACGCCGTACACCGACTGGAACTGCTGATGAGGAGCTTGCTCGTCCCAATAGGACAGATCAGATTCCACGTTGCGTCGGACCTCCGTAGATGTAGTTGTGAGTTTGGACGTTGAGGCGCCAAGGGAGTCTGTACGCCTTGATGAAGTCGAGGATGACAGCGTTGTCGATCTTTCCCCAGACAGCCCCTACGAATACCTGGAGAGGACTTTCCATCAGGTGGTCAGCCCAGATGTCACTTGCCATGTTCAGGTCATCGACGTCGGCGACTGTGAACTTGACGGAGTTGTTGCCTGTGTCGATTACCTTGAGGTTCTCGATGCGTTCCTGGTTGTTCGGGTCCTCACCCGAACCAGGAAGCTTCCAGTCCATCACGAAGTCGATTTCGTCGATCAGGTCAGGAATGATAGGCTTCGTACCGTTCGTGAACATCTCGAACCTGAGGAAGCCATACGACTTGAGCAGCTCGTCGATGGTCGCGGCTAGTGCGTCTTGTGGTTGTAGAAGAGGCTCGCCACCGGTGAAGCACACGTTCGTAGCACCTGTCGCTACGTACTGCTTCACAATCTTCTCGGCTAGCTCTTCGTAGCTGACTGGCACTTGTTCGGTCCTATACAGCTTCGGATCGATTGCGTAGGGCGTGTCACAAGCCCACTTGGCACACTTCAGGTTACATCCAGCGAACCTGACGAACTGAGTTAGGACTCCGACTTTGGGTCCTTCACCCTGTGTGCTGACGTAGTGTTCTAGTAGTCTGAGTTTCATGTCACTCCGTGTAGGTTGCCCAGGTCTTGGCTGTTTCGGATACGCCTACGCTGAGACGGTATCCACCGTGAGGATTCGCCAGTCGCGGACCGAGAGCGCTCTGGACGATGAACCCGTGGACCCACTTCGCTAGGTTCTCTGCCGTGGGATTGACGTCCATCTGGTCGTTCAGACAGCGGTGATCGAACTTCGCGTCGAGGTACTCCTTGACGATGTCCAGGTCTCGGTAGTCCATGACAAACCCCACGTTGTCAAGGTCAACTGCGAAGGCCTCAACGCGTACCGTGTAGTTGTGACCATGCATGCGTGCACACGGATGATCGAACGGCAGGTGACGTAGTTGATGCGCTGCCGAGAAGGTAAAGTCCTTCGAGATAGAGTACGTCACTTGGCTAGCACCTCCATCCAGTAGCTAGTGTCCTCGTAGACGGTGTCGTCGAGGTGTGCCACTCCTGCGTTGTTGATTGCTTCGAGACGCTCGACGCAGGTTCCGCATCGTCCGCAGTGGTTCTCCCCGCCTACGTAGCAAGACCAAGTCTTACCGATCGGGACGCCCAGAGTCCCTGCGAGCTCGGCGATGTCCGTCTTGGTCTTGTAGATGAACGGCGCATCGATGTTGAAGTCGTCGGCTAGGAAGCCGGCGTTCGCAATCCTGGCTGTCTCTGCGAACGAGCCGATGAAGTCAGGCCTACAGTCCGGATAGATTGCGTGGTCTCCGGCGTGTACGGCGGTAGCGACGAAGTGTCCATCCAGCGCGATGCAAATCCCAGTCGCGAGTGACAGCATCGTCATGTTCCGGTTCGGCACGACGGTAGCCTTCATGTTGTCGCCGTCGTAACGTCCTTCCGGTATCGGCTCATTGCTATTGACTAGCGTCGACGACCCCTTAGAGAGGATCCAACCGTAGTCCTCGAGATCGACGACGTAGTGCTGCAGGCCGAGCATGTTGCAGATCGTCGCTGCAGCATCAAGCTCCTTGACGTGGCGCTGTCCGTAGTTGAATGAGACGACTGTAGGGTTCCAGTCCCGCCTGAATAGCCCTTCGTACAGCATCGTGGCACTGTCGAGCCCGCCACTGACGACTGCTATACCATTCCTCTTCATGACGCTCTTCCTTTCCGATTGGGATTGTTCGTGTAGGTGACACGTAAGTCGAGAAGTGAGTTGTAGGTGACTGCACGCCCTTCACCACCCCTTGTGACAAGACCACGACCGATGATTGTCTTCTCGATCTCGTCCATCTCTCTAGAGAGGATGTGGTAAGTCTGCATGATCCTAGATCGCGGCAAGGACCCTCGCTTTTGGATGGCTTTCAGGACTACGTCGATCTTGTGCTCTAGATCGCTTCTTCCCACGTTGACAACTATGTCTTGTGCATAGCGCCTCCAGTCATCTGCCCACGACGCTGCCTTGATCAGGTCGTAGTACGATATCTCTACAGGACCTTCTTCAGTCCTACTTGCTGCGAGAAGCATTGCGCACTTCAGGATGTTGATTGACAGTCTCGCGTTCATAGGAACTAGCACCTCTGCCAATTCCCCTGAGTCGATTGCGATCTGCATCAACGTCTGGTCAAGCTCGTTGTATCGTCCCCATGCTTCTTGGGACATCGTTACGTCGGTAGCTTCTCTCGTAGTCCCGATTACCTTACCGTTAACCAGCACGGGTATAATACCTGAGTGCCTCTGCGATATGGTTCGAAGTTCAGATACGAGCTCCGCGCGACCACGCATGTTAGACTCCACAGGGGGACCGAGCGGCTTGATCTTGGTAATGTCACCCTCAGCAGTGACGATGACGAAGCGCGGTAGGAATCCACTCTCGACGTGTTCGAAGTTCAGGATGCGCGTCATCTTTGACCTGATGCCGCCACCGAACACGATTAGGCGAGGATCCCTGATCACTATCTCCTCCTTCCTTAGCAGGCGCTTCATCAGCTTGCCGTCGTAAATCTTGGCGAAGAACTCAGGCAGGCCTGACATGTAGTCCTTCTTGTGCATCTGTTCAATCAGGCCTGTGAACTCGTCTCTCAGGAAGATCGATGGCATCCCCGCTCTCGCCTGGAGTGCCGTCATCAACCCCTCTAGCGAACCGTCCGTCGCCATTAGAATCGAATCGTCTACTTCCATAGCTAGGTCTACACCTAGCTCCATTGCCGTCGACTTCCTCGTCAGGGTCGTGTCCGCGAGAATAAGGAACCATAGGTTTGGCAGGATAACACCAAAGCTCGTTGGAATCCTCAGAGATCCCGCTAGTAGGGATGACAGTGCCACAAAACCGGTTGCTACATGGTACTGCTCTGCAGCGTCGCCTACCGTCTTCGCCCACTGTACGTACCTGTCTATAAATGTCGGTGGAAGCTGTGCTACGATCCTTTTCTCCGCATCACTCAGGACTGGCATCTCTCCCGACGGTGGAAGAGTGTTCACCTTCCTGTTCTCGTCAAACCGTGACCGTGCTCGGCAGATATCCTTCCAGAGTCTAACCTCGTCTTCCGAGAACTTGTTGCACTGTGCATCTCGACAAACCTGGAAGGTCTCTGCCATATTCATTCCAGCTTCGAAACAGTACATCTCAAGTCGGAATAGCACGGCGGAACGGTCTTTATCTGGCTCCCTGTGGAAGATCGTAAAGGCTGCACCGTTCACTCGGAACCTGAACCGCTCTAGTATCTTCTCGCCTTCCTCGGGAACGAACTCCGGGAACGGTATGTCTAGGTACTCGTAGCCTTCTACTTGTGGGTAACCACGGAAGTCTGGTAGCGTGTAGAAGGTCTCGTTCCATTCGAGAACGTCTACTTGAGGAACTTCACCTGCGTCGAAGTACTTGAAGTTGAGTGTTCCCGGTATCCTGAGAAGCTGGGTTAGGTCCCATCCCGATCTGTCCGATCCTTCTTGTGCGTGTCCATAAGCAATTCTACGTGCTATCGCCTCGGCGTCTTCTCCTGCCACCGGCTCGGCAAGCGCCCAGAGCGCCTGGTAACGACCCGGGCTAGTTTGTAGAGAAACAGTAGGATGCACAAGTAGACGATCCGGATGGCAGTCATCAAGGTCTGCCCAGATGCACTGAACCAAGTTGACATTGGACTTTACTCGTTTCTTCTGTGTCAGGAGTTGTGGGCAGAAGTAAACGTTCTCCGTTAGCGTCTTCGTGCGCATGAACCCTATTGCGTCTTCGACTTGTTCCGGGTACTCGTAAAACTTCTCCGTGAAAGTTCCACCTGTCTTACGAGAAGCAATACACATGTAGCCCGTTGTCTCGCCATATACTGATTGGAAAAACGAACTTAGCCCGGGCATCCATAGCTCCTCATCTCATACGTGTTGGTTGGCGGCTTCCGGCCCGTCCAGTCGCTCTCTGCTTTCGGCACGCACAAGGAGGGGGGGTGTCCCCATGCGCCGATGAAACGGTGTAATGCCGGCCAGCTGTGAAGCCTCGCGACTCAGCCGCCAATTGGACCTGCCCCACAAGGAGGTAAGAGGCAGATCCAGCTATGGGAGAAGGTTGCTCGACTTGCTCGGAGCGCTGCCGCTGGCGCCTTCTCGTTCGTACTTGGCGAAGCCACGTACCTCGATCCAGCTCGATGGGTCGTCCTCGGGGTTCTTCTCCTTGGTCTTCTTGTTGACGCCGCGACGCACCTCGATGTCGCGTCCCAGGTAGAACTCGGGCGCGTCGGGGATGTCGAGATCGCCGTTCTTGTCCTTGCAGTCGTCGTACACGCCGATGGCCTTGAGCAGGTTCACGATGGTGTACAGCGCGCCGGTCCAGAGACAAGCGTTGACGCCCATGGTCTTCTCGGCGTACGGGCCGTCCTGGACGGTCATCGTGAAGTAGAGCATCGGCTTGCCGGGGTTGGCCTCCGACTGGCTCTCGCGCTTGTCGACATCGGTGATGACGCAGTGGAACTTCCCTGACGGGAGGGGCTGGTAATCGCCAGCAGTATCTTCGCGATCTGAGACGTTGACTTTGACTGACATGTTTTTCTAACCTCGTGTGATGAGAGTGAAGATTTGGTCCATGGTGGGATCGACCATGAGGAGGGGAAGCTTTCCCGACCTGTCCTTGGTAACGAACCCTTCGAGTGCACCAGTCATGAGCACCCGCTTGATGTTGGTAGCTGTAGTCTCGTCTCCTTCCGAGATCTGCTTGGTGTACAGATACATTACCTGGTCGAAGAAGGCTGCTGCCTGATTCGCCAGCTTACCTGGAAGGTCTGGCTTCTTCCAGAGAAGACCCTTGTTGTCACGGTCTTCCTGCTCGTGACAAACGAAGATGAAGTTCATTGGCAGGTCTCGGAACCGGCGAATGACCGTACGCATGCGGTTCGATGACTTGCCCCAGTCGTGAAGGCCCGGAACGTCAGGGTCACGATCTGGATGGTCCTTGAGTGTGATCCCCATGACCCAGGCCATGTTGATCTTCTGCAGCTCAGTGCCCGTATCGACGGCGACTGTCCTGAATTCGGGGCCGTCCTTCGTGTTGTAGCACTGCCTGTCGAGTTCGTCGTAGATCGCCTCGAACTGTTCCCAGGTAACGGAACCACTCACTGCGGGGTCGGGAACAACCATAATGTCCGGAGCGACTTGCCTAATCGTCGACGACCCCGACTCGCAGGAGACGTACAACATGGGTGCCATCAGCTTTGACAGCTCAGCCGTCGCTGTCAAGAAGGTCTTGCCGCTGCCAGGCCTGCCGTAGAGCATGGTGTTGGTGTTCGGTGCCGATGCAGTGCGTACGGGCGCCATCGGAACGCCTGCGAACTGCCTGACAGGGATAGTCTGCTTGACTTCCGGCGCAGCCTTCTCCTTGTCATCGTCGGCCAGATCCTTGGTACCTAGAACACGTACCTTGTCGAGAACCTCTACGACCGGATCGATCACGTTAGGCTGGCCGGCGTCCATAGCCGGCTCCATCAACTTCGTGGGAACCTGCGCAGGATCGGGCTGCGTAACGCCTCCGGGAAGGAGTTCCGAGTTATCAAACGTGGGCATGATTCCTCCTACATCTTCTTGTCTGTGCTAGGTTCTTGGAGTTCGTAGTATCGAGGTTTGGTTTCGTACATTGTGTCGATCGCGTACTGGAAATCTCTTCCTGCCCGCTTGTCTATGCAAGGACTAACGAACGCGCACCAAGTACACGCGAACCGTCCCGGACTAGGATAGATAGCAGGTTCGCTAATCATTTCCCTTGCCTGCAGGAAGATGTTGTGTCCTACACTGTCAAGCGTCTGAGGTGGCTTTGGAACCTTGTGCATCTCAATGTAACGAGGTCCACTATCCATTAGCCACGCAAGGTAGTCGTCGTACAGACCACTTGTGAATGCTACAGGATCTTCTATCTTGACGGTCTGTAGGAACGTCATGTAGTCAGTACCCTGTGACTTGCTTACTGAGAACGAGCATCCCAAGCGCACTGTCTTGTTCTTAGTCGGTGGCTTGGGGAAGTCCTTACGCATCTCGACGTATATGAACCCACGTATGTTCAGTCCGAGCACGACACGTAGTGCCCAGCAGTAAGACTCGATCTGGTCGTCCGTCTCGAGGATGACGTCTGAATCTTCGGACATCATTCGCTTCGTCGTCTTCCAGTCAAGAATCCAGTAGCCACCGAACTGGTCCTTCATCAGTCCGTCGATACGACCTTCGTAAACGACAGGAAGGCCGTTCCAGAGGTGACGAGGAGCGTAGTTGTCGTGATTGGGATCGGTCCTTCGAGCGTTCTGATACTTCGCCCAACACCTATCGCACTTGCAGTACAGCTGGTTACCGAACTCGTCGAGGACGGCTACGCGGAACTTAGCCTCGACTTCCACAGGGGTAAACATACTCTGCGGGAGATGGTTTCTTGCGTACCACCGGATCATTCCCACGCCCAGCTCAAGGCTGTCTTCGTAATCCTTTTCCTCTTCGTCGCTGAGACCGTACTTGTCGGTAACGCGAATGAAGTTGGCACGCTGTTCCTTGCATGCCCCGATGAAAGCCGTCTCTGCACGAATTCCCAAGGCGTACTTGTCTAGATGCCAAGTCTTGGGATCGTACATCACCTGCATCGCCCTGTGGAACGCTACGCCGAACTCGAGCGGCGTAGGGGTTACTAGAGGCTGCTTGTTCTCCGTGAACAGCCAGTTCCACCGTGTGCGACATGCTCTGTAGGACCTTAGCTCCGAGACGTGGACTTCGTGAACTAGGTCAACTACCTCCGCCCCATTTGACATCGTGTTCCTCCTTGTAATCTAATTATATAGCGTCTCATAAGGGCTCCACAAGGGCACACCTTACTTTGTGTAACCTTACCCTCAAGGTCCTGCTCGCGGAGCCTCAATACTCCTAGGAACACGAGCAGGACGTTCAGGGTAGGTTAGCCGTTATAGTCCCACTGGATGCCCCAGTCGTTCGTCGTGACCGCTGCGTAAAGCCCAGTTGTCAGAGAATGTACCTGGCCAGTCTGGTGTTGCGGGTAGCTCTGGTTGGGTGTCCCGTTGCAGTTGCCGTTGTAGCACCAGATGTACCCACCGTTGGTCGTCGTCACGTTCGCGTTGCGGCCAGTCGTGTACGAATGTACCGTGCCGCTCTGGTACTGCGGATACGTCTGCTGAACGCTTCCCGCATGAGCAGTAGCGCCCGATGCAAAGAACCCTGTTGTTGCCAGGACTACTGCGACGAGTACAGCTGCTAGCCTCTTCCGCATTTGCTTTCCCCTTCCGAGATGATCCAGGGTGAATCACCTCAAGGCCCGGTCCGGCCTCCAGCTGCGAACTATGGATTGGGGAGCCTATCCGCGCGAAAACCGGACCGGACGTTCAGGTGACTACGCCGCAACAGCGATCACGGGCCAGTGTCCGTCCAGCTACTGCCTACGCCCA